TAGGTAGACTAGGTAAAGATAGTAAAATGATTTTTTGTGGAGATTCATACCAAATAGATTTAAAAGATAAAAACTATTCAGCTTATCATGACATGGCTAAATTAATAAATTCTAATTATGTTTATAAATGTGTTTTAACTGATAGTCATAGACACGATGCTATAGATGATTTATTAGAATTATTAAATGGATATCATTAATTTTTTATAATCTTTTCATATTTATATCCGAATAACCTAATTTAATTTAAAATGGCAAGAATACCTACATGGCCCGGCTCATCATCCTTTAGTACAAGTTTGACTACCTTTTCATTTTATGATACTGATACTACTTTTAGATCAGATGCTGTAATTACAGCAGATTGGTGTGCTAAGAGGTTAGGATATCCTTTAGTAGATATTGAATTACAAGCAGCTAATTTTTTTACTTGTTTTGAAGAAGCTATTAATGAATATGGAGCCCAATTATATAATTTTCAAATAATTAATAATTTTCAAACTTTTGAAGGAAACCCAACAGGTTCTGATTATAATAGTAGATTAATTACTCCTAATATGGGGGGTACTATTAATGTATCTGAACAATATGGAAATGAAACTGATGGAGCAGGAGGAGATTATCAATTAGAAAAAGGATCTATAGATGTAAAAGTAGGACAACAAAGATATGATTTACTAACAGATTCAACTTCTACACTTGAAGCTATAACAACAGCAGGTTCTTCATCAGTTTATATTAAAAAAGTATTCCATTATCAACCAGCAGCAATTAATAGGTATTTTGATCCTTACGCAGGTACTGGTACAGGTATTCAATCATTAATGCAAACTTTTGGATTTGGTAATTACTCACCTGGTGTAAACTTTATGTTAATGCCTTTAAATTTTGACGTTTTAAAATTACAAGCAATAGAATTAAATGATACAATTAGAAAATCAGGATATCACTTTAATATAGAGGATAATAGATATTTAAAATTATTTCCTATCCCTACAAGAAGTTATAAATTATGGTTTGAATATGTCTTAAAAGACACAGCAAATGCTCCTGTTAAAAATGCTAAAGGAGTAATATCAGATATATCAAATGTACCTTATACAAACCCAACGTATAAATTGATAAATGAACCTGGAAGACAATGGATTAGAAAATATGCATTAGCTTTAGCTAAAGAAATGTTAGGAGGAATAAGAGGTAAATATCAATCAGTACCTATTCCTGGGTCTGAAACAACATTAGATTTTAGTAGACTATTAAGTGAAGCTGCAGCTGAAAAAACAGCTTTAATTGAAGAACTTCAAAAATTACTAGAAGAAACAACTAGATTAAAACAACTTGAAAGAAAAAACCAAGAAGCACAACAAACACAAGAAACTTATTATAAAATACCTTACCATATTTATATAGGATAATGATTAAGTTAACAGACATATTAAAAAAAAAGAAAAAACCTATTAAAGAATTTGCTTTAATGACATTAGGATTAACCCTTTTAATAAAAAAAGTTATAATTCCTTGGTTACAAAAAAACCCAGAGTTAAAAGATGATTTAAAAAAAGAAGTAGAAAAACTATGATAAAATTAACTAACATATTATCAGAAGTATTAAATACATTTCAGGTTGAAGCTACATTAGTATCAGACAAAAAAACAAATATATCTAGTATATTAGACCAAATTAGAGGATTACATAAAGTAACTATTGTTACTAATATTACACAAAATAAAAAATCAAATCCAAATTATGAATTTACAAAAGTAAAAATTAAATTTGTATCTCGAGAAAATCCTAAAGAAGATCTAATACAACTTAAAAAAGACATGTTAACATCAGATTTTACACCAGATCATAAACATATAAGAGTATCAGGATTAA